CGTCTCGCCATGATCGCCGCTTTTGCGCTCTCCAGGCAGTCCTCCAGGATGGCCTCGTCCGGCTCATTCGTGCGGAGTTTCAACCTCGCCAGATTGTCCATTGTCCGCCCTCCTAGGTCTACCCGGCTTTTTAGGTGCGGCGGGAGGCGGCGTCGGTTCATCCAACACCGTCCCGTGCCGCTTCATCATATCCGCGTCTTCGGCCTTGATAGAGACCTGGGCACCAACTTCATAAAACCGGCCACCATAACACACGCGGTAATTTGGAATAAACTTCATGCTGCCTCCCGCTTTTCTTAACTCTCGAATGTAGCTCCAGAGAAATTGAACGTCACAACGCTTTGGTTATCTACCAACACTTCGAAAGCATCGGTCTTCGTAACCCGGAAAATAATATCCGGGTCAAATGCAATGTCCTGCTTAGTAGGTGAACCATTTTTCTTGAAGGTCATTTTGCTTCCGGTCTTAGTCAGGTGAAACGGAAAGTAATAACCTTCTTGCTCGTCCGGCTCAGAACTGAACTCGGTGTATCCGTCACATGATGGAATGTACCGACTACAGATCCATCAGCCTTGACCGCCAGGTCATCTCCTACCAGCTCGGACACCTGCTTCCACAATAGGGTCTGACTGCCGGGGAAAAGGCTTAGAGTGTCAGACCCGATCATCCCCCCAGGACGTTGAGCACAGCCACCTCGTCCATACGCTCGAAGGAGGGCAGGACGATTTCAGACGCGAAGGTGTTGATGTTTACAGGATGCTCCTGGAGAATACGGGTAATCGCAACACCTGTATTCACAATGGAAACCTCTGCGCTGGACGCTCCACGCAGATCCGCCTCTTCCGGAGTTGTTCCATACCAAGTGCCACCGAGTGCGCCGTCAGGAATCAGGCAGACATACCCATTGGGCACAAATGCATGGGCTACCTTGCTCTCGTCCCGGTACTGCTTGTCGTAAATGGCAATCCGCAGACCAGAAGTAGACTCCACAACCGCCTTTACTTCGGCGTCTGTCAGATAGCCAAGAGACAGGCCATTAGTGGTCAAATAACGATTCTTTACTGCATCCGTCTTGGAAAGCAGATTGAACGTGTAAGAGTTCATAATGGCGACCGTCAGTTCAGTTCCAGTCTTAGATCGGATAGCGTCTTTGACTGTCTTGAACGCCGCAAAGGGGTCAGCCGTAGAGGGCTTGTCCCAAGTTGCAGTATCAGTCAGTGCGGTGTAGTTGGAGGTCTTCCAAGAACCGTCTGTATCATACTTGTACGTGTAATTCACACCGTTTGCTTTAATGGCAATACCAACGTCTCCACCCTCGGGGAACAGGAGCTGCATAATCATCCGCTCGGGCACGACATTTGCACCGTCAACCAGATCTCGGGTATCGTCAAATACACGAGCAATCACTTCGGCAGCGTAGGGGTCGGTAGACTCCTGCACCCGCAGCATCTCCTGCCGGTCCTTCTCTTTGATCTTGTATCCCTCACGGAAGAAAGGCATCTCGGTCTCCAGCTTCTCAAATCCAATCCGATCACGGAAGGTGGCCTTCGCGTCGAATGCGGAGGGCATCAGAGAGACAGGTAGCCCACGGGAGCCTTTCAGCCAGGACAGGTCAAGGCCGGCCTTCTTGCGGGCAGGGAACAAGGTCGCGCCCAGATAAGGAATCTGATTGGAGGCAACCTCAATCCAGTTGGCCGCAATCGCAGCAGGAGTAAAAACTTCTCTCAAATCCATTATGTATCCCTCCTTACTCGTTCACGCCAATGTTGTCACGCAGAATGATACCGGGCACAGCAAAAGTATCATCCAGCGTAATGCTCGCATGGGACTCGACTTTCTTTTTGTCCACAACTCCCTGTACCAGCAGAGCGCCATTGGGATTCTCGGTCGGGTCTACATCATACAGTAGCATACCCACAGCGGTAGCATAAGAGGTAGTAGCCACCTTCTTCCCAGCAGTAGTCATGGGCATACCAGCAGGGACGGCAGCGGTTTCCGTGACACAAATGGGGATCGTCACAAAATCGTCAGCGGCCAGAATCTCAATGGTTCCGCCAACAGAAGTCTTGGTAAACTTCATCTGTTTCTCTCCTTTTCAATCAAAGGTAGTGTTTCAAACCTTCGTTTGCGTTTTTGAGGGCGTCGGCCCGCTGTTTGCCCAGATTCTTGGCAAACTCCACGGCCTCGTCCTTCTCTTCATTCCCACCACCAGCACCGCCAGGTTTGGGGTCCTGCTTTACCAGATCAGCCCGCAGTTTTTTCTCATAGGCGGCGTTGGCTTTCTGCTGGTTCTCAAAGACTTTCTTCATGTCGCTTTCGGCCAGCGCTTTAGCCGTATCCTCCGCCAACTTTTCATCGAAACCCGGCATGGCAAGGTAACTAGCCTTATAGGTGGAGATTGTCTTTTCAGTCTCCAGCTCTTTCAGTTTAGCTTCCATCTCCGCCCACTTCGCCTCGCGCTCGGCGGCGGCGGCTTCGTCCTCGGACAGCTTGCCTTTAAGCGTTTTCTTGGCCTCGGCCAATTCAGAACTCACTTTGTCAAACTGCGACTTCTGAATGTACCCGGATAAGTCAACCTTTTCCGGCACTTCCACTTTGAGCAGGGCTTCCACTTTCTGTTCGGCAGTCATGCTCTCAAACCCTTCAATGGCTGTGGTATCAATTGGCATATCAATTCTCCTTTGCGCTTTTGTGTCGGGCATCTCCGCCCCATATTTCGCGTTTGTCCGGTTCTCTCCGGTTTGCGTTTGGTAAGGCGCTTCTCTGCGCCGTATTCAAACGGCCGGGCCGCTTAAATTTACTTTTTCTTCGCCGGTGTATACCAGCAACGACAACCGGGGTGGGGCTTTGGCGGTATGCTACGGATGGGATAAATTTTCCCGTCTCGTTCCTTACAAGTGGAGCACTCACGCCCGTCATTCATGGTGTTCCATTTCACATAGCGAACACCGCTGTCTTGAAATGCTTTCAGTGTGGATTGGTCTGTGACTTCCACCGCATACCATTCCGTCATCTGCGCCCAGTAGGAAAGGCCCCGTCGAAACTCTGTGACCTTTGCGGTGGTCGAGTTAATAGCCTCCGCTGTGCGGTCACGCTTGCGCTCCCATTCGTGGGAATACTGGTATTTCGTAACAGCGTTGTACGCCGCCAGCAATGCCAGTAACCACGCTAAATCAGGTGGTTCCTTTCCGTGCGGCTCGGCCTCCTGATACCGCTCCTGCGCCAGTTCAAGAAAGACATCTTGGTTGTCCTTACGTAGCTGGTCATATAGCGTCCGGGTGACTTCCAGCACATTGAGTTCATCAAATTTCGCCAGCGCCGCTTCGTCTTTGGCGTCCTCAAACCGCTTGACCGCCCTCCTATTCAAAAGGTCGATGGCTTTATCGGTGAGGTCATAAGGGTTTTTGTTTTCCAAACAGTTCATCCCCTATGCGGTTGTATTCATCGAGAATTGCATCAAAAGCGGCATCCCATTCCGGGCCATGTTTAGCGTCATATCCAACGGCTACATGTGCAAGTTCGTGTGCAAAAATTTCTGTTGCGTTTTCAATGTCCACATTCGGGTCTACTAAAATTTGAATTTCTCCATCATCGCAGAAATTTGTGAGACCATACGCCTTGTCTCCATCGTCTGCTTTCAAGTCAGGCTCAAAGTAGCACTCGCACTCTTTTCCAGGATAAAGGCTCTGAAATGCTTGATATACCATGCTGAACGGGTCATTCCGAAACGGAGACATCATTGTTTCTTTCCTCCGCAGTTATATTTGTGTCCCTGTTGGTATTCAGTTCATCTCTCAAACTCCGCTCCATCTTGCGTTTCTGTTCCTCGTACCAATCCATACTCACACGGTATGCAGATTCGGGGTCGCTGAATAGCCCACTGTACTGGAACGCCAACTTCGGATGAATTTTGCTATTGTTCAGCATCTCCGCCAGAACTTGCGCCTTGGACTGGATATTGGACAGGTTCTTGCGGGTGAACTCCGGCTTGATGTCTGCCAACTGCAAATCCAAATCGCCAGTCTCACGGCAGATATACAGCACCAGCCGCAGGAACTCCCGTTCCGACCGCTCCCATGTCTTTTCCGTGTCCTTGGCCCGGCTCTCAGCGGCAGACCATCCATCTCGGTAAATGACCGCCTGCCCAGTGTCGCTGGTAGAGGAACCTCCGTTCCGGTTCGGCATCCCGCAGATGGTCAGGTATGCGTCCTCCAAATCGTCCACAATGGTCTGCGTGTTGGTCTGGTTCAGTTCAGAGGCGATGCGGTATACTTTGGCCTCCATACCAGCCTGAACGCTTTTGATAGTAATTGCCATCCCGCCCTTTGCCAGTTCCTTATATTGACCGTCCTCTAACTCACAGTTTTGGAACACATCAAAGGCGTTGACGAAATCCTGAATACTGTCAAGCCGGTTGGATTCAATCATGTTGATTGCGTTCAGGATTGGGATGACCGGCTCAAACGCACCCATGCGGGCGTCATTGTTCACATACTCCACAATAGGGATGTAGGGGATGGTACGGCCCTCCTGCTTAGTGATCTGACCGTTCTGCACCTCGAAATACCATTCTGGGGTGTACACGCAGAAGTAGGGCTGTCCCTCATCATCTACCTGTTCCAGCACACCAGCGACCTTTTTCTGCCCTACTCCGCTATGGTAGATGCAAAACGCCGCTCTTGGGTCAAGGGTATATATGGATGCCGGGGACCCGTCTTCTTCTCCGACTTCGTCAGTGAGGACCATGCGGACCGCAACACCGCAGATGTGCATCCAGTCTGCCAGCTCTTTGTCGAGAGTGTCTTTGCTCTCGGCTCGCATATATTCATTCAATGTATTCACATTAGAAGAAATATCATCTTCTCCGCCGTTGGACACATAACGGATTGGGCCATCCAGAAGGTAAGCAGACTTGAATACCACGATTTCGTTCGCCCGGTTAATCATCACCTTGTTGTTGATCTCCGGGCGGACGATTTTATCTTTCAGCCGGATGTCCTGTTTGCCTCTGTAATAGTCATACAAATAGGACATTTCCGCACTGTTGATGCGATGCACGGCCAGTGCCTTGCCCAGCACCTCCACCACATTTTCCGGGGTAACTTTCTTTTTGGCGGTGTAAATTTTTCTACGCCCAGTCAGCCCATTGACCGGCCACTCGGATATAGCTCGAACAGTATTGTTTTCAGTCACTCTGTCACCTCCAGACAAACAAAAAAGTGCCAAGAACAGACCCGTATAAGGTCTACTCTCGGCACTCGGCACGCTTCGTCCAGGCATTGCCCGGAGGCACTTGGCACTAAACTATATATTCTCAGGCGCTTTTATCGCCTTTTAACTCAATCTTGATGTTTTTCTTGCAAGCCTTACAGTATGGATAAACTATACCAGTTGTTTTGCTATCCACCTGCATCAAAAGCCGCCCTTTTCCATGATTGATGCCAGCAGCGGCACAGACCGGACAATAAATGTCAATCTTCATTCAGTTGGGCGACTCCTTTCTAATTCTGGTGGACCATCTTGGAATCGAACCAAGACCAAGCCCTTATGAGGGGCCCGCCCGACCATCGGGCCAATGGTCCAGATATACCCCTTTCGGGGTATGCTGCGGGGTTGGTCAGGCTTGCCGTGGGCCTGTATGTAATCCGCTGTGCGGTATCACATCACAATCATCAAGGCTGTATTACAATCAGCAACCTATTTCCGTTTCTGCTACTGACGCTTAGACACCGCTGGTCGGTCTACGTTGCCACACCTTTCCATCCTCACCTCACATACTCCATCCATAGGAACAGCCTTGATAATCACGGTACATCTCAACCCCTCCGCTGGTGTCGTCAGTCGGAACCGTTCATCTTTATAGGGCCGGGGTCAGCCAAAAATAATTTTTTCACCTTGCCGCTTTCGCACAGCGCACAAGGAAGGCCCGTCTGCTTTTAGCCTGTGGTGCCATACATCTGGTGCCACCGCCCGCCTCAAGCGGCGAGGAGCGGCATATGGCGGACAGTAGGTTATCCAGCCGCCCATTGGCATTTAATTTAATCGCGCAGTGCCTCTTTTGCTTTCCCTCTGCGTTTGGAGCCGAGAGGCGGCATTGAGCCGCCACACGTCCGCGACGTAATGGGCCGCCGCTTC